GCCGTAGAAGGCCAGCATCGGCACTGCTGAGATGTGTAGCTGGTTGTCGAGGTCTGATTGGATCTGATAGGTCTTTAGGTTTAGCTCTGCAATATCTTCCAGCGGTGGCCGTGACTCCATGAAGCCAATACGGTTGGAGTAGGCAATGCTGAACGGGATCTCGCTAAGGCTGGTGCGGCCTTCATCCACTACACGAAAGTCACCCCTGTCATCTTTCTGGTGAATCTGATATTCACCAGGCGTTAGTACCCGCACCTGCTGCACCAGCTTCTCGCCGTACAGCCCATCAGACACGCTGGCCACCTCCTGCAACCGGAGCATGGTTAGCTCCTGCTTACCTTCCTTCGCTTCAGTGCGCCAGCCAAGGATTTGCCGTGGAGTATATGTCACCCAATAGGGCCTACCGCCATCAGCAGGTGCATCCACCAATGTACCAACGTGGCCATAACGGACCATTTTGCGGGCTGCTTCATATGTCCAGACGTTGAGATCATTACCGTTGAGGTCAACATCAAATAGTTGTTCGGTGATGGTGTCGCTGGTATCAACCAACCGCACTGGCTTGCGCGTCAACATACCAGCCAACAACCGCTCAAGGCGTTGGTAGTACGGCGGGCATACGCTACGCGCTAGGCGGTTGTCGTAGGACTCATCCTGCTCGCGTGGTTCCTGCGGTAGGTAGCGGCGATGCTTTTGCCGCATACCAAACGTGCCTTGCAGTAGATCTTCAATCAAGATCCAATGCTGCTCTTGCGCGTACCAAGCAGTGTTCGGGTCTTGAACGCGAGTTACCTTGCGCTCTGTTAGAGGTCGGTTGTATGCGCCAAGGCCCGAATACATGTTCTACATCGACTGCTGTCAGTTCAATATAGACGCACACCCGTACCACGCCCTGCCCCTGCGTGCAATGGGTTGAACTCACGCCAGATAACGTAACCAAGCGCATCATTCATGTGGTCGTAGCCGCCATCTTTGTCTGGGTCGCCTTTTTCGTTGTAGCTCTGTAGCTCTAAGCACTCGATCACCTTGCGGCAGGTAGCTGCAATGGTGAGCCTGACTTGACCTTTGCCATTTTCTAGCAAAGCCTGCACTGCAGCAACGCGATCACGAACGCCAGGGTTGCTGCGTGGTGATTGGTTGCTGAAGCCATAGGACTCCAAGATCTGAATATCGGTTTGGCTTGCATTAGTGCTGCGGTTGCCACCGCTGGCATCGGGGTATGCGTAGACGCGGTGATCGGGGTAGCGGCGCTTGATCTCCTGCGCTAGGGCATCGGTGTCATGCGCGCCTGAGATCTCATCAACTACTAACAGGCTGTTGCTTTGCCTGATGGCAATAACGGCTGACATGTTGCCCACGTTGAAGTCAACGCCAACGCGCAACGGTTGCTCGCTGATGTCCGGCATTTGTACGGACACATGCTTGGCGCGATCAAAGCGGTCATATACCTGGCCAGTGGTCAGGTTGACAAACTCGCCGTCGAGGTATGCGCGCAGTAGTTGCGGATCGTAGTTGGCCTGCAACCGCTCGATGAAGTCTGGCGGTAGGTGTGGGTTATCAGCAGTGCGCATCTTGATCAGCTTGCGATCAGTGCGCTGCTGTGCATCATCACTGCCAAAGGTGTTCCACATCCACCGAAAGCCTTCTGGTGTGCTAGCTGCTGCAAACTGCCGAACATTGCCAGATCGCAATCGACCAAGGATCTTAGGAAACGCTTTGTTGGCGATGGCAGGTGTCACGGTGTCGATCTCGTCCGCTAGCACCCATGCCAAGTTGAGGCCAATAATGCGTGACCAGTTTTCAAAACTGCGACACAGAATCTTAGTGTCGCCGCCAGGAAGGTGCAGCGTGTACTCCGGCAACGGGCTAGCGCGGAAAGTGTACGGGATGTCGTACGCCTCTAAGAAGTCGTCGAAGTCGTTCTGCCAAATATCACGGATCAATGGGCCTGTAGGCTCCATCACTGCGCCAATGAAGCCCTGATTAGCTGCAGCCAGCATCACTGCCTTAGCGCACAATGCCCGAGTCTTGCCAGCGCCGTAGCCAGCCGAGATGCCAATAATCTGCGTTGCGGTGTCATCTACAAACGCAAGCTGCCCTGGATGCAAGTCTGCGCGGATGCTTACCAGCAGATCATCCATGGATGCTGCAGTGGGCATCTCCATAAAACTAAGCAACGGCGTATCTTCGCAGATGCCGGTAATCAGGCTCACGACATCTCAAACCGCAACAGCCGCGCTTGCTTTTCTACCGCAACCATCGCTGTGTGAATCTGGTCTTTATCTGATGCACGCCGCTCGTATTCTTGCAACCGCGCTAGCGCACCTTCAAGCCATTGCGGACGCGCTAACTCTGCGTCAAGTGCGGTCAGCTTGCGAGCTGCAGCAATATAGTCGTCTACTTGCCTGCCGCTAATTTCCCACTTTTCCGAACCGTATTGAAGTATCTGGGCTCTGCTGTGAGCGCGCAAAAGCAACCCATAAACCTCGTTTACGCGGTTCTGGATTTCGTCTTTGGTGCTTTTACGCGCCATTGGTTTAACTGCGAATTTGCACAGGCATTATCAGGTAAATTTGGTCTGGTGCATTGGATGGCGTCAATACTACAGGAGTAGTTGCGCCATTTGCTGACAGTGTAACAGTTTCCGAAGACCTAAAGGCTTTGAGGCCATCTAGGAGGTAGTGCACGTTGAAGGCTAGGGCAAGTTTGCCGGGAGTGCCGATGTACTTAATGGCTTCGGTGCCGTTGCTGCCGTCGGAGTCGGCGGTGATAACCATGGTGTTCTTGTCACCAATTAGCAGATTGACAACGGAGTTATGCGCTTCGGCGATGAGTGCTATACGCTCAAGGCACCGGGTAAAACGATGACGGTCGAGGGTGATGGTGTGCTCAAAGGTTGGCGGGATGAGCTTGGCTACATCGGGGTATGCGCCATCGAGGATACGGCTGTAGATGGTGATGCCATCACCTGCGTCGATTACGGCCTGACCAGCGGCTGCAGCAATGCCAACGGTGCGATCCTGCAACAGCTTCATGGTGCTGGCCGGCAGGGTGAGGTTAATGCCGTCTGGCAGTGCTACGGGTAGACGGATCAGGCGATGCCCATCGGTGGCTTCCATGTAACCGGCTGCAAGGTGGATGCCTTGCAGGATCTGCTTGGATGCATCGCTGCTGGCAGCAACCAGGCAAGCGCGTACGCCAGCGGTGATATCCAGATCAGCGCTAGCAGCCTCTACAACGGGCATTGCGGGGTAATCCGCAGCATCGGACACCGCAAGGCCATAAGAGCCCCCAGGAGCGCTCACAGCGCCATCTGTGATGTCCACAGCTTCGCCATCGTCCATGCGGCTCACAAGGCCAGCTAGGAGCCGATACGGCAGCGCTACGGCGCCAGCGGTGTTGACCACGGCTGGGATGGTCACCGTGATGCCTAGGTCGAGGTTGTAGCCGGTGACGGTGACATTGCCACCGCCAGCGGTGATTAGGCAGCAGTCAAGGATCGGGTGTGAGCTGCGAACACCTACTGCAGGTGCAATGGTGCGCAGTGCATGGTCTAAATCAGCTTGCGAGATTGTGAGCTTCATTGAGTGCAGCGATGATGTTGTTGTAATCGTCTTGAAAGCTGGCGACGAGTTCCATGGGGATGGGTACGCCGTCATCTTGAGCATTGTCGCGGATGGCATGGGCGTATGCCATCGCTTGCGTCATGCAGTCATGGAGTCGGTTGATGACCGGCGACTGCTTGGCGGGAATGTTGATCAAGTCTGGTGATGACATAAGCAACGAGATATTCAACCTGCAGCCGAGGCAAGTCACCGCGCATAGCGCTAACTGCATCAGCAACCAGCGCATGGTACTCCACCGTGTTCAACCGTGCAACCGGCAGGCTTAATGCTTTGTTGCGAATGAACGCTGAGCGGCTGGTGCCTGCTGCTGCCGCTTGGTGGTCCAATGCGGTCAGGTCAGCGGCTTCAAAACGGACTTTGATCTCTTGCATGGGGGGTGTTACGCCTGTTACGGT